CAGACTGCCCAGCGCATAGCTGCCGCATTAGATTTTGACTGGCAAAAATTTTATCAAGCTGATTGATATAGGCAGGCAAGGTGGTGAAGTCACATTGGAACAGCTAACTGTAGCACAACTAGCCAAATTAAGGGGTTGCACCCAGAGAAATATTATAAAAGAGATTACCCGAGGGAGGATCATGGCATCGGAAGGGATTGGATGTAACGGGCGAAAATGTTATCTCATCCCGCTCGATAGTCTGGATGCTGCGCTGCAGGCTAAATGGTACCGTCAAAATGGCGAGGAGTTGCCCCCGGAGCTGCAGCGCATCAAGCGCGCTAAGCAGCCGGATCAGATAAAGCCGCTGGATGCCTACAGCGCGGATCAGCGGCAGGAGATCACTCAATGGGTGCAAATACTCTTGGCGTGGCAGAACGCCAGAAACGCCGCCAGCAGCAAGGCTGAGGGCGATAAGGTGTTTTTAGCGGTGGCCGCAGAGCACTACCCCGATGTGCAGCTCTCGGCCGGTATCCTGTACCGCAAGTGGGAGGCATACCGCAATCAGAATTGGGACGGGCTTGTGGACAAGCGTGGCCTTTGGCGGCGCGGTATCACCGAGGCCCCGCAGGAAATAAGAGATCTCTTTGAGTATTGCTATCTGGATGAAACGGCCTTATCAGTGCAGAAATGCATGGAGGCCACGCAGATGATCATTAGGCGGGAAAACCCGCAGCTGCTCAAGATGATGCCCTCATATCGCACGCTGCACCGATGGGCCAAGCAGTTGCCCGCCCCGGTGGCCACGCTGGTCCGCGAGGGCGACAAAGCCTTTAACGACCGGTACGGGCTGTTTGTGGATCGCCTGTATGACGATATGGTCTCCAACGATTATTGGATTGCGGACGGCCATCGCATCGACGTGATCACCCGCTCGGAGGACGGCAAGGAGCGCCGGCGCCGGCTGACCCTCTCGGCCTTTATCGACGCCCGCTCGGGGATATATGTCGGCTGGGTGGTAACGGACAACCCCTCAAGCGACGCCACGCTGCTGGCGCTGCGCAAGGCGATCCAGCGCTACGGCATCCCGCGGTATCTGTACGTTGACAACGGCCGTGAGTATCTCACCACCGACATCGGCGGCCTCGGCCACCGTGCCAAGGCCACGCAGGTTAAAATCAACCTGCCGACGCCAATCCTCGCGCGTCTCGGCATCCAGATGTGCAACGCGCTGCCGCGCAATGCGCAGGCGAAAATTATTGAACGAGAGTTTAGAAATTTTACATTTTTATCGCAGCTGTTTGATACTTATTGCGGTTCTAACGTGGTTGCCAAGCCTGAAAAGCTCAAATATATGCTCAAATCAGGACGCATTCCCACCGATGGGCAGCTGGCGCAGGTGGTTGACGACATGATTGAGGGGTACTTTAACATGCAGATTTACAACGGCAAGGTGGTGCAGGATCGCGGTAAGACCAAGCTGCAGGTCTATCAGGACAACCTCCACGCGGTGAGAAAAGCCGCCGGGGACGATCTGCACCTCATGATGATGCGCTCCACGCGTCTGCAGACCATCGGCAAAAATGGTATCTACGTCACGATCGGTGGCGAACGGCTGTACTATTTTTCCGACGAGCTGTTAATGAAGCAGGGGCAAAAGGTTTTTGTCCGCTATGATCCGGAGGTGCTAAACGAGGTGCGCGTGTACGACGAGCGCGAGATCTACATGATGACCGTGCCGCTACGCACCGATATGATGCTGACCTACACCGCCAACAAGGAGGATATATCGGCGGCATTGGCCACCAAGCGCCGCTGGCGCAAAATCGCCAAGCAGGACGCCGACATCCGGCGCGAGTCGGTTATCGCGCAGTATGGCCATATCAATATGCTGGATGTGTTTGCCCGCGCTGCGCACGAGGGCCGCGAGGGTCTGCTGGTTCCCACCAGCAATGTGGTGGAACTGGTTACTGCCCCGGAACGGCAGGTTTTAAGGGCTTCTGGCACGGACGGTACAGTCGCACCGACTGAGATAGATATCGCTAAAATGATACGCAACAATGAAAGGGGTCATGAAAAATGATGCGCGCATCACTCGAGGTCGGCAGGGTTTATCGCAATCGTAATGATAGGGATTACTCCAGCGGCGGACACTGGCCACATTTAAATAAACGGAAAGGCGGGTATGAAAATGGCAGAAAAGCAATATGATGCGCAGCTGCAGCAGCGTCTAGAGGAGTACATCAATGAGGTCGGAGGTCAACAAAAGGCGGCCTCGCTGATCGGTTACTCGCCGGGCACGTTATCGACCTACCGCAAAAGCACCTATAACGGCGACGTCGGCAAGTTTGAGGCCCGACTGCGGGAGCTGTTTGAGATCAAGGAGGCAGCGCAGGTCTACCAAAGCACGACCCCCGATTATGCGCCGACCTCAATCAGCCAAGGCGTCTACAACACCATCCGGCTGTGCCACCTCAAGGGCGGTCTGGCCATCGAGTGCGGCGACGCCGGCATCGGTAAGACCAAGGCAGCTAAAAAGTACGTGGCCGACTACCCCAGCAGCGCCGTCTATGTGACGGTCAACCCCTGTCTGGTCAGCACCACAGCGTTTTTGAAGCTGCTGTGCAAGACCTTTAGAGTCCCGATCGGCCGCAAAGACGATATGTGGCTGGAACTCGACGAGCACCTGCAGGGCGGCAAAAAGGTCATCATCATCGACGAGGCCCAGCATCTGCCGATTAAAACGATCGAGTCCATCCGGGCGCTGTTTGACAGTAATCCCGACCTTGGGATTATCTTTATCGGCAATGTGGAGACGATCACCAATCGCAGCAGTCGCGGCAAGGCCAGCTTTGCACAGATCAACAACCGCACCAAGCTTACCGAGATCCGGCACACCAACCAGATACGCAAGGCCGATATCCTGATGCTCTGCCCGGCGCTGGCCGGCATGGAAAAGGAAACGGAGTTTTTACACGTCATTGCCCAATCGGAACAGGGTGTGCGCGGCGCCATGAATCTCTGGAGTAACGCGGTCGATAACGAGGATACGAGCTACGGCGGCCTTGTAAAAATGGCCAAAGCCATGAAAATCATCACATCGGGAGGGTTTTAAAATGCGGTTAAAGCGGGTTTTAAAGGCGATTACATACCTGTTATCCGGTTTTTGGGTCGGGCTGTTTGTGGCGCAGGGCTTTTTTGTTCTGGCCGCCCGCAACGGCGGCGCGCCCGGCGGAGAGGCGGCCACGCTGATTGCCGTGCCGCTGATGTTATATGCCGGCTATGTGCTCGGGGATGACCTCAACCGTGAGAAGTGGTTTGCCGAAGGGTATCGTAAGGGGGCATCAGACGATTATCTCTGGCACCCCAATTGCCGCCATACGACACAGCCATTTGATCAGGATCGGCAGGCGTGACCATGACAAAAGAAGAATGGGCGCAGGCTGAGAAAGCCCTGCAGGGGTTTTATTCTTCGGTGCGCCTAAAGGTTGACGAATATGAGGTCACGCTTATTCTGGAGCGCGTAAGCACCTATAAAAACATGATTATGGTATACATCAGCGGGGAATTTAAAGGCAAATGGCTGACAGAGGATTGCGAGGAGCGGCGGCGTTTTTTTCAAAAAAAGGTACGTTCCTTGTTGGGCGCAAAACAGAAGGCGGACTTTAAAAAACTCCCGAAACGGACTCAGAAGGAGCTATCCGCGCGTTACAACAATCTTACGTATGAAACCTTCTCCCCGCAATGGTCGTCCTTTAGCGCTTTAAAAAAGCACTTTATAGCGAACAACCAGCAAATTGAGCTTATCAAAATCGGTTAGGGGCCGACAGCCCCGCCTTAATGCAGCCGCTGGCGACAGCGCCGGTCACAAGCCCGGATGAATGCAGAGTGAGGACGTTGACATAGGAGGGATAGATTTTGAATTACCCAATCGAATTATATCGCCGCGCCCAGCAAAAGCTGGATGCACGCCGACAGTGCGCCTTGTTGCAATGGGAACAGGATCGCGCCAAGCTGCCCGAGCTATACCCGGAGGTCGCCGCCCAGCAGGAGGTGTTGCGCGGCGCCAATATGAAAATGGTGCTTGAATCGGTTAATTGGCAAAACGATCTGACGGCGGTGAAAACTTTTGTTAAACGCGAACTTGAAACCCTTAACGACCTAATTTACCGGCTGGGTGTGCCTGAAAAGTATCTTGCACCGCAATATACCTGCAAAATCTGCTGGGATACCGGCAATATAAATGGCAAGATATGCGGCTGCCAAGAGGACATTTTGAAAGACCTTGCTTACAATCTGCTGTCCGATCGTGCTCCGGTGCAAAACAGCAGCTTTGCTGCCTTTGCGGTGGACTACTACCCGCCCAATGACCGGGTGCGTATGGCTAAGGTGCTGCGCAGCTGCCAACGGTATGCCGAGCAATTTGATGGCGCGGGCAGTAAAAGTCTGATGTTTTGGGGCGGCACAGGATTGGGCAAAACCCACCTGTCGCTGGCCATAGCGGATCAGATCGTACACCGCGGTTATCTGGTGATCTACGCCTCGGCTCCGCATCTGATGGGCAAGCTGGAGCGTGAGCAGTTTAATCAGGATACTACCAACGGCGAGTACCGCCAGTTGATCCTTGGCTGTGATCTGCTGATCATTGACGATCTCGGCGCCGAATTTTCTACGCGCTTTACCACCGCGGCGGTGTACGACATCATTAACGCGCGGCTCACCCATCGACGGCCCATGATTATTAACACCAATCTGGATATGCAGTCTTTGCGGGGCCGGTACGAGGAGCGCATCGCCTCACGTCTGCAGGGATATTTTGAACCGGTCCGCTTTTCAGGGCCGGATATCCGGCTCAAAAGATTCACATAACATAGGAGGTTTAAAGCAAATGAAGGTTAGCAAAAGGCTTACCAGCAAGTCCGGTATCACCATCCCAAAGCAGCTGCGAGCCGAGATCGGTATGCTCCCCGGCACCGCCGTGGACATGGAAACCACGCCGCGAGGTGAGATCATCGTTAAAAAGCGTGTGCCTACCTGCCGGTTTTGCGGCGCGGTGGAGGATGTGATCACGGTATCCGACATGGAGATGTGCCGGGCCTGCGCCGAAACGCTGGTCAAGGAAATCCTCATCAAGGGGGTTGATGTGCATGGCTGATCTGGCAAAGGCCATCGACCGGCTGGCAGAAATTAAGAGCACGGTCACCGCGCTCAACGCTGAAAAAACTGCATTAGAGGCCGAGCTGCTCAAGCAGGCCGCCGAGGATCTCACCGACACCAAGCTTAAGTCGGTGACCTACACCGGCCTTACCGCTAAGGCGGTGTCCGTTGTGGCCGACAACGTTAAGGTAGTGTATCCCATCCTGCTGCAAAAAATCTTTGGCACCGTGTACAAGGATGTCGTCTCCGAAAAGTGCGATGTAAAGCTGTCCGCGCCGGCCAGCCGGTTAATCGCTGGACTATGGCTCGGCAACTACGCGCGCATCGGCATGGCCGAGGTGATCGCGCAGCTCCCCTGCGACGGCCGGCAAAAGGAGCTGCTGGCCAAAAAGCTTAAAGGCGTCAACTATGAGACCGACAAAAAGAATCTCATGGCCATAGGCGGTTTTGATGATAAGGCCGCCGGCGACTATGCCTTTTTTATCGCGGAGGCAGCTGTATGGGACAATCTGATGCAGCTGATGCAGGCGCAAAGCGAGACCGGCGAGCTGCCCGAGGCCGGGGAGATCGATCGGGTGCTGCGGCTGGTCAACGCCGCTGTGGTGGTCGAGCAGACGCCAAAGGTGTCTGTGGAGGCGCTCTGAGCCGGGTGCGTGCCTGCTCCTGCGATGCGATATGCCGGTTTTTAGAGCAGCAGCCCGGCGCCGGCCGCGCGACCTGCGGGTTGTTTGGGCGCGAGCTGCCTATGAGGCCGCGGCGCGACGGCCAGTACATACCGATGCGGATCAGTCCGTGCCGCGAGTGGGACAGGTGGCAACAACATGGATAACAAGGGAGGACGCAAATGGCCAAAATCAGTAAAACGCAAATCAAAGATATTTATACCTTGGGCGCAGCCCTTGGCATCAAGGGGCAGCGAGGTCGTGATGACGAGCTGCACGCTTTGGTATCAGCGCTTACCGGCAAAGACGGTGTATCCGAGCTGACGCCAGCTGAGGCCGTTACGGTCATCGCGGAGCTTAAGCGCCGGATGACGCCGGCGGGCGGGCAGCAGCTGCGCAAAAGGCCCAAGCAGCACGAGGCGGCGCCCGGCGGCATCACCGAGGGCCAGCAGCGCAAGGTGTGGGCGCTGATGTACCAGCTTGAGGCCGCCAGCCCGCCCAGCAGCGCAACGCTGGGCGACCGGCTCTGCGGCATCATCAAGCGCCAGTTTGGACTGGATACCACCCGCAAAAGCCCGCTCGCGTGGCTCACCTACGCACAGGGCGCGCAGCTCATCGAGATCATCAAGGGCTATGTAGTCTCGGCCCAGCAAAAACGACTTAGGGGTGGGGCGTGATGGCGGTTTATGATCAGATCAGCCTCGAGCAGCTGCCGGCCAACCAGCGCGAGCTGGCCGAGCTGTTGGGGATGCGGCAGTACATTGAGCTGACGCGCCGCTTCGGCGGGGAGACCATCTACATCCAAAAGTACTCGGAGCTACTCAAAACCCCGCGCAACGCCGAGATCAAACGCAAATTTGACGGCTTTAACTTTGTGGAGCTGGCGCGCGAGTACGATCTGTCCGAGCGGTATATCCGGGAGCTGGTGTCCGACATCACCACACAGGTGCGGGCGCGCCCGATGGACGGGCAAGTCACCTTTGAGGAAATCAGCCTATGAAATATGAGGAGCTGCAGCGCACATACCCATCCATCGACCGGGTGATGCAGCGGATGCAGGAGAGCATCGCAGCCGGCCTTGATGCCGATGCGATGCTCTCTTGGGCTTTAGGGCAGGTGGACAAGATTAAAAATGCCGGACATCGGGCGGTGGCGGTGGAAAAGGTTAAATCGTTTCATCGGCTGCGAGCCAATAAATTGTAATTTGGAGGAATATAAAATGAACGTTAACACAGGTGAGTTAATTAGACTGCAAGAAAATTTTATCCCCGAAGGGTTTACCCCTGTGCCCAAAGACTTTGAGACGTATGCGATGGAGTATCTTGGCGGCAAAGCGTCTGCCATAGTGGATATGACCAATATCAACAACCCGCTGGTGCATTGGGCAAAGTCTCAGCAGGCCCCGGCGCAGAAGTCCAAAAAGAATAAAAAGCATGGTCGGCGCAAAACTGCCAAGGCCAGCCGTAAGGCTAATAGATAGCAAGGGATGGCAATGATGGGATGGCCTGAAGCTATGGTCAAAATAGCCGCCTGCGTTGCGGTTGGCACAGCAACCTACTTTACGAAATCGCCTTGGTGCCTATGGGGACTGTTTTTGGTTTTTGCATAGACCACTAAATAACAGGAGGACATATGAACAGCGAAGAAATAATAAAAGCTCTGATAACCGCCTATGAATGCGGCATTGATTACGGCCTGCTGCTGGCTGAGCAGGAGCGTGATAGTGAGGATTTCTTTGATGCCGCAGGGTGCGCCATATACGCCAAAAAGATGTGCGTACCGTCTACGCCTGCTCCGCGCCGGCGTCCCAGGAGCGCAGCGTGGAGAGAGACTAAAAAGGCGTCGATGCCAAGGTTTTTGGAAATTATCGCAAGAGCCGCAAAATAACAGTATTAAGGAGGAATCTAAATGCACATCACCATTGGTTGGAGCTTAACGCTGTTAATCGCCCTGCTGCCGATCTTGGCCTTTGCGCTGGGGTGGGTAGCAAGGGGAGGATCAAATAAATAACAGCTCATAAGCGAAGTAAAATATTGAAGTATTTCATCTACAATGCTTCGCACTTTTAAAGGTAGACTGGTTTATAGTAACCAGCCTACCTTTATTTTTTGACGTAGACGGAGGATCAGCATATGGCAAGCGGCATCAGCGCGGAATCATGGTGGACTATCACAACGGTGGTGAGTCTTGCCATCGGTACGATCATCTATTTTTTGAAACGCACCATGTCCACCGTGGACGGCCACGGCAAGGACATCCAAAACATCCAGCTCACCTATGTGACCAAGGATGAAATGAAAACACTTAAAAACGATACCACCGGCGAGCTGGATGAAATCAAATGCACCGTCGGCGATATCAAAGATAAATATCTCACCAAGGATGATTTTTACCGCACGCAGGCCAATACCGATAAAAAGCTCGACAAGATGTATGACCTGCTGCTGAGCATGAGCAAGGGAGGCAATAACCGTGGATAAAAAAGCACTGCTGCGCAAAATGCGCGCGTCCGAGTTTGCGGCCAACAACGGCAGGGTGCTGCGCACCATCAATATCCTGCGTCACCGCTATGAGCGCCTGTCCGGCGTCGGCGCGGCGCTCGATGAGATTTCCGAGACGGACTATCTCGATTGCATCAACTTTTTGTCGGATGAGGGCTATATCGTCCTGCGAAACGTGTACAGCCATCAGACCGTGGAGCTGGCCGATGCGGAGGACTACCGCGATCTGGAGGCTAAGGTCACTGCAAAGGGCATCCGGCTGCTCGGCGGCGAGATCATCGACAAGATGGTACAGGCGTAAGGGGGCGGCAGCTATGGCAAAACGCAGACGCCGCAGCACCGGCACCATCGACAAGCTGCCGGATGAGCAGCGCTACACGATCGAGCAAATGCTGCTGGCCGGAGCGCCCTACCGCGAGGTTGTCGAGTATCTGGCCAAGCAGCAGGTCAATCTGTCGCAGATGGCGGTGTGTCGCTACGCCCGCCGCTATCTGGCCACCGTCGAGCAGCTCAAGCTCACGCAGGAAAATATGCGGATGCTCATGGAGGAGCTGGACAAGTACCCCGATCTCGACACCGGCGAGGCGATCCTGCGGGTCGCCAGCCAAAACGTTTTTAACGCGATCAGCGCCGTCCCCACTGAGCAGTGGGAGGACATAGACCCCACCGATCTGCTCAAGGAGGCCACCGGCCTAATCCGCGCGGCCACCTACAAGCGCAAGATCGACGCCGGCCTCAAGACCGAGCGCGAGGCGGCGCTGGAGGCCAACCAGACGCTGCTGCTCGATGTGCTGGCCAAAAAGCATCCCGACCTCTACGATCAGATCGTCAGGGCCATCAGGACCGAGAAACAGGAGGGGCCATCATGAAACAGTGGTATGTACTGCATGTCCTATCGGGCAAGGAGGACGACGTCCGGCAGGATTTAACCAGTCAAGGCATCGAGGCGATCATCCTCACCGAAAACCGCATGATCCGCCGCGGGGGCAAATGGCGCCAAGAGCCGCATCTGCTCATAACCGGATATGTGTTTGTTAATCTTGAGCTGGATGACGCCGCCTATCACCTGCTCAACCGGACGCCGGGCGTCATCCGCATTCTATCCACCGGCGGCAAGCCGAGTCCGCTGCCGGCGCATGAGGTCGATTGGCTGGTGTGGGCGAGCAGCGATCTGCTGGAACCCAGCGTCATCCGGTACATCGACAATCACACCTATGAGATCAAAGCCGGTGTTCTGCTAAATTTTAAAAATCAGATCGTTGGCATCGACCGGCACCGCCGCCGCGTCAAGGTCAGGTTGTCCATTGCAGGACATCCCCACACCGTCGAGTTATCCTATCAGCTTTACAACAGTTTTTAAAATCTTTAAAAGCGTCTGCTGCCAAGGTGGGTTGATACGTCCCCACGGCGGCGGCAGGCATACATAAAAGCAAGATAAGCGAGCTCATCAGCGCCGAGCTCGGATGGCGAAGCCCGTCCGACAGCGGTTTGAGCACCGCACAGTCTTGCTTTTATGTTTTTGCCGCCCAAAACGCCTTTAAAATCCTTTAATCTGCTTTAAAAATTGGCAGACCGGCAAGCGGGCGCGTTTAGTCGGCGCACGTCACAGGCGATTTCTCGGCGCGTCAGGCGCGACATCCAAAAGAGAGGAGGCCCAAACCGTTGGCAAAGAGCAAAAACGCCAAGCTGCAGCAGCTGCAAAGCATGGTCGCACACGCCGAGCAGATTAAAAATGCGGAGACTTTTAAAAGTAATTTTAAAGCCGACCTGCCCAACCGGGCTGGCCTCATCGCCTATATGGAGCGCGAAATGGAACGTGCGCAGCAGCTCGACGCGGCGGCCGAGGCCAAAGAGCCTAACCCCTTTGAGGCGTTGACGCCGGCGCAGCTGGAGGAGCTGCAGCAAAGCGGTAACGAGATCCTCACGATGGGCGCCAAGCTGGAGCTGGCCCGGCGCGATTTTTTTACCTACTGCAACCTGCGCGCCCCGGACTTTTACCAGCCTGACCGCCCTTTCCTGATCCGGCTCTGCGATGAACTACAGGATTTTTACGAGTCCGACGAGCAGGTCATGGTCATCGCGCTGCCGCCCCGCCACGGCAAGAGCCGCACGGCGGGCCTGTTCACGCAATGGGCCTTTGGGCAAAACCCCACCGAAAAGGTGATGACCGGATCGTACAACACGACGCTTTCCACCACGTTTTCAAAGACGGTACGCAATGGCATCCAAGAGGTCAAAGCCGATCCCAACAAGATCGTCTATTCCGACATCTTCCCCGACACGCGCATCCAGCGCGGTGACGGCTCGATGAATCTTTGGGCGCTGGAGGGGCAGTACGCCAGCTATCTGGCTACCAGCCCGGACGGCACGGCCACCGGCTTTGGCGGTAGCCTGATGATCATCGACGACCTGATCAAAAACGCCCTCGAGGCGTTTAACGACAACCACCTCGAGGAGCTTTGGAAGTGGTTTACCGACACCATGCTCTCCCGCTTGGAGGAGGGTGGCAAGATCATCATCATCATGACGCGCTGGTCGTCCAAGGACCTCGCCGGGCGCGCCATCGAGTATTTTGAGTCCATCGGGATACCGGTGCGCAAGCTGATCCTCAAGGCGCTGCAGGATGACGGCACGATGCTCTGCCCGCAGATTTTGTCACGGGAATCCTACGAGATGAAAATCCGCGCCATGTCGGAGGAGATCGCCAGCGCCAATTACCAGCAGATCCCGATCGACCTCAAGGGCCGGCTGTACAGCACGCTCAAGACCTACGATGCGCTGCCGACCGACGCGCGCGGCCGGGTGCTTTCCCGCGGCGTGTACAACTACACCGACACCGCCGATACCGGCGACGACTACCTGTGCAGCATCGATTACCACGATATCGGCGGCGAGGCGTATATCATCGACATCATCTACACACAGGCGGCGATGGAGGAGACCGAGCCGGCTGTCGCCAACATGCTCGATCGCGACGCCGTCAATGTGGCCGAGATCGAGAGCAACAACGGCGGGCGCGGCTTTGCCCGCAACGTGACCGACCGGCTGCGCAAAAAGGGCAACCGCCGCTGCGTGGTCAAGTGGTTTCACCAGTCGCAAAATAAAAAATCGCGCATCCTGACCAACGCCACATGGGTCATGGAGCATGTCTACTTCCCGGTCAACTGGCGCGACCGCTGGCCGGAGTTTTACAAGGCGATGATCAGCTATCAAAAATCCGGCAAAAACGCCCACGATGACGCCCCCGACGCGGTCACCGGCATCGCCGAGCATTTTGTTAAACCGCAGCGCCGGATGAAAATCGGGAAAAGGAGGTACGGCCTATAATGCAGGAGGACATTAAAAACAGGATTGACCCGCCGCTGATCTTATCGGTGGCCGAGGATACGCAGATCACGCCAAAGGCCATCGGCTATTTTTTGCGCAAGCATGAGACCAACAAAAAGCGTTACCACACCCTCAACAGCTATTACCGCAACGACACGGCAATACAGCGCCGCACGATGGACATTGACAAGCCCAATAACCGCATATCCCACGCCTACGCCAAGTACATCACCAAGATTGCGACGGCCTTTTTTATGGGGCGCGGGTTGCGCATTGATGTAGCTGACCCTGCCTATAAGGCGGCGCTGGAGGACGCGATGGACACCACGATGGCCGACAGCCGCCGCTTTGAGGAGGCCAAGGAGATGTCCAAATGCGGCGTCTCCTTTGAGTGGATGTATTTTGACGATGGTCGGCTGCGCAGCAAAGCCTACCGCGCCGACGAGATGGTCCCGATTTTTTCCGCGACACCTAACAATTATCTGGCCTTTGTGCTACATCCCTACCAG